TGTGTCCCAATATTCTGCAATATCTTTCCAGTAATCACCTGGCACATCAACATTAAGTGGACCATAGTTAAACTGCTTTATAGTTCTATCTCTGTTTTCTGTGTTTACTGCCAAGTCTCCTGCTGCAACTGGACAAGCAAGTTCTGCTTCCATAACAGGCAAACTATGCCCGCCTTCCATGATTGCTTGGTATAATGTTTGCTTTCTCTGTTTCATATCAATGCTCTCAACAAGTGTGTCAACTCTAATACAGGCTTCTAAGATGTAACAATCATCTGCGCCCATTTCAATAAGTTGATCTAGTATTTGATCTGCACGAACTAGTTGTTCGTTAATTTTTTGTGACATAGTAGTATGTGTATTCTTATCATACTGCCCAAATAAATCTGTTATCATTGCTTTTTGTGTTTCATCATCTGCACTGGCAAAGTTTGCTCTAAACTCACTTGCACTGCGCATAGGCTTGCCCAGCACGTTAAACTCTAGTGTAGGCACTGTAATGATATAGCCATGCTTGTCAAAGCCCTGCATGTCTTTACTTGCTGGCTGATAATAACTTGGTTGTCCGTCTTTTTTAGGTTTGAATGAGAAGCGAGGATCTTCAGCCATATCTTTGTCACTGACTGCAAACAACGCGATTGTGTTTTGGGGATCAAAGTTGTCTGTGATTTCAGTTGCTTGGTATGGATTTTTTACCTGTACGACACGGCTTGGATCGACACCTGTAAGTGCCATCATTGCTCGCTTCTCACCAAATGTGAATGGGGATTTTGGGGGATCTACCTTGTTAGAGGTAGCAATGTATACACGATTCTTACCGAAACGCTTTACAAGAGCATCGTAAACACTCTTATGACCTTTATGAAACGGGTGAAAACGACCCGGATAGATTACGACTGTATCCATTAATGGTTATCCCTAAAACACAGTGTATTTATGCGCTATAGATTTTCTAATAGCCAGATGTAAACTGGAGTTGTAAAGTGCAATGTTGTACGACCATTCCATGTAAGTTTTGTTGCATCAAATCCAGTTGCATTTGCACCCATTGGATCTTCAGTCTCGTATTTAAATGCACTAGGATCTGATAATTGGAAAAAATCTAGTTCAATATCATCAAATGCAATCTGATCTATTTCTACACGCTTGTCCTTGCTAATTGCACCGTCATGTCCTATTTGTACATCTTGCTTTGCATCTTTGTTATAATATTCAATAGTTAAGAAGTTTTCAGTATCATCTTCAATTTCTACATCAAATTCAACTACTGTGTCTCGTTCACAAATTTCACCAAACTTTGGAAAGCCGTTGAGACTGATGTTTACAAAAGGATGTTCGCTTACTGAATCATGTGTAACAATGCTTAGATCTATTTTAATATTAATTGTTTCCAATTTTAATTGCTCCCATGTCTGGCTGAAATCTATAGTATCCAACATGTGCTAGTGCTACTGTAGTGTCTGCCCAAATTTCGCCACCTAGTTCTCTCCACTTGCGACAGAAACTCCAGTCCTCTGTTAGGTATCTGCCGTTGCTGTCAATAGTACAGTTAAAGAAATCATATTGGTTGTTATTCTCAACGTCACTAAGTCCAATATCATCGCCGTAGGGAGTAGCACCTGCTTTAATCATTTGTTCAAACACTGTACGCTTTACTAGCATAAAGCCTGTTCCAAGTGTGCCTACTTCTATCAAGTCACCTTCTGTTTTAGCATTGTCTAGTGTATTAACAACCATTTTAGGAGGCAGTGTTTTTTGTGGATAAATGCCGCCTACAATGTCCTTGTCATGTCCTACAAGTTTAACAATGTCTGTTGCATTGAACTGTATGTCAGCATCCACAAACATTAAGTGTGTTGCATCGCCTGATAGGAACTTTGCTGCACAACTGTTACGAGCTCTATTAACATTGCTTTCATTGCTCAGTGTGTCAATCTGAAAGTCCAAGTTATTTTGCAGTGCCAGTATTGTCCACTGTAGATAACTGCTAAAACAAACTTCAGTTATTTGTCCACCATAACAAGGTGTCATAAAATGTATCTTAGGTTGGTCATTCATATTAATATTCCAATTGATTTAATAATTTGTTGATTCTTTGTACCTTAGGAGATAACAGTACTTTTTGATTGTGTGCTAATACGTCTGCGATTATATTTTGTATGCGTAAGTGATGTGTATCACTTAGTTGAGCGAGATCAAAACTAGTTTTAAGAAGTAAACTCATACGTTCTCTGTGGTCTGTTTCTTTGTCATATGTTTCTCTGATCACATCTTCAAATGTTTTATATCCTAGATCATGCAGCAGTGACAGTGTTCCTGGATTACCTAACACAATAAACGGTTGCAAATTGAGTATAGGTTTAAAAGTCTTTTCACTTACAACACATACATCATTATCGAATAATGTTTCAACTACAAAATTAAAATATGCATTGGTATAAAATTCGTGATTAACTAGTTTATGATTGTTATGTTCGTGATCATTCAAACTATCACATCTAATAGGTGTTTTTAATTCAAAACTAAGTGTGTCTGCTAACATCGAGTCGTCATAGTCTTGCCATTGATCAAAGTCATTTAGTCCGGCATTGCTAGTATCATATTTGTAACCTATATAACTAAAGTATCCTTGTTCTGTAATACCCATTTGATAAAGAAAACTTGCATATATTTTACGCCATGCTTTGTCTGCACGAATAAGACAGGTAAACTTTTTTTCTCTTTTGTTGAGATTATGTTTAGTAACAAAATTATTTTCTAGTACCTGGAGATATCTATAGTAAAGTTCCATATCAGGAAAATATACAAAAGGGTGTGTTTGTTTTAGTTTATAGTTACCTGTAACAAAACGTATGCTATCGCTGGTTATGTTGTGTTTAGCATACATCTTTTCCAATCCTCTGTATATTTCTGGATCGGGATTGTCTCCTTCGGTGTAATAAAACAATACACGAAAGTCACCGTTTGTAAATCTATTCTTACTATACTCATCCATTAGATCAATATAGTCTATATTTTCATCAAAGAAATTTATGTTTATGGGGTAGTATGCACTGGCTGTTTTAGTAATATAATCACTTACTAGTGTGCAGTTTTGTACTACACCATCCAGTTTGCAATATTTTAAAAATGTGAAGTCGAGGCTAAATGGAGGTTTGATTGCAAGATCCCACCACTGCGGAGTTCCGGGCTGTAATGTTTCGTCTTTGATTAGATTAGGAAGAAATCCGTGTGAATTTCTTCTATCGAACAACCATTGTATCATCGAATGTGGTCCTTATTGACCGGTAACTTCTACTGTAAAATCTTCTATATGTGTGCCTAGTGAATCACAAATTGCCTCTACGACACGCTCGTCTAAATCTTCTGCTAGAGCAAATTCTAAACTTTGTCCTAGTTCTGTTTCATAATATGTGCAATCATTATCATCATCTTCTAGCATAACAGTTTCGCAGAATAAATCAACAACTGCCGCAATTGCATCTTGTTGATCTTCTGTGAGACTTGATGATGTAAACCGTATATAACTCATTAGTGTGCCATAAAGATGTTATTGATACTACCAGCAGTAAAGTCCTCAACTGCAATTCGTATCCAAACAAAGTTACCTGTAAAGTTATTAAAGTAACTGTCTGTGATTGCTGTGCTTCCGTCGGTGGTAACAACACTTGCAATGTCAACCCAGTCTGTACTAGCAGGATCTTTTACAAGTGTGCCTTGTATTTTGACTGTGCCAACTAGTGCAGTAATACGAGTCTGTACTGTGTGTACACCGTCACTAAATCCATAGTAGCCATCACCTTTAACTTTATCTCCGTTAAATGCAAGAACGGAACCATCATAGTTACCTGCACTGGTGCCAAAAGTTGTTGTTGGTAATAATGTTACGCTAGTTGTTGCTGGCATTGTTATTCCTGAATAAGTTCTACTACTTTACCTGGGCCTGCTAGTTCGCCAATTACTGCTTCTAGTTGTGCCAGTACTTCTGGATCAAGAGGAGGATTTGCTTCTTGATTGTCTTTAAGTAATTCACTTACTTTAATAACTAACATTTGTTCGTTTAGTTTAGCCATGATATACCTCTATTACGATGCACCTGTAAATGCCATTGCACCTTCTGTTGACAATGCGCCAACTGAACGGATTGGTAAAACATCTGATCCGCTGATGTCAATGTCATTAGGTCCAATACTTGTTGTACTTGCACCTGAATCTTTACCAATGCGTCTAATACGAGTCTGCAACTCTGCGTGATCATCAATATTTTTGTCCATGATTAATGCAACTGTGCCTGCTGCACTATCAGTAATAAAGTAAGCAAGTGGCGCAATTTCCATAATGATTGCTTCTACTGTTTCGTTTACTGCATCATCTTCTGCTCTTAGGTCAATTGCTGTGTTAGATGCATTTTGTACTGTCAACAGATAACAGTGACATCCTGTTTCATGTTGAACACCGACGGTCATATGGCTAGTGCCGGTAACTCTTGTAACTTCTGCCATGGAATTAATCTCCTATATAATTATATAGTATATTTATGCTTACTCTGTCTTAGGCTTGCGCCCACGCTTCTTATGTTCTTTAAAAGAACCATCAGATTTAATATTATATGCTTTAGCAAATCTCTCTGGCTCCATGCCTTCGATATCATGAATAGCGCCTGCTGGCATACCGGGATACCAATATACATCTTTTTTAATAAAGATATCTTTTCCGCCTAGTCCTTTACTGTGTACATTAGCATACACGATAGTATTATCATTAACAAGATTGCGTGTAACAAGAGTTTCTAGTAGTGATTCTTTCATCATTTTATTTCGTTTCCTTGATTTGATATTCTATGATTTTGTTAATATTTGATCCTAGTTTAAATTTTACAAGTTGCAACATCTTCTCAGTAGAGATATATCCAATATTATCTCCACACCATGTGCCCCATGCTCGTGTATTGTGCTTGTTGTTTATCTTTATATCGTCTGGATATTGATCTGCCCAAGCAGCCCAATTTTCAAACTCTTCACGTTCTAAGCGTTCGCCTTGTATTTGAAACTTAAATTTTCCGTACGGTAAACTTTTCTTACGATAGTGTATATTACGTTCTTGTATTGTGCCTGGAAAATAACGTATCCCTAATAGATCAAGCATAATAGAATCAACATCATCTTCTTTACTTTTTAGTCTTAGAACATAATCTATAATCTTTTTTAATCTATCTAAATCGTCTGTATAGTAATTTAGGATAGCGCCATTTACTGTATTTTCTATACGAATTCGATCCGTATTTTTCTTACAATATTTTCTAAGTGTGGTTACAAAACTTGTTCGATATTCAGTGTCAACTTTCCATCCCCAATTATCAATAGTAGGAACCCGCATGAGTTCAGGGTATGCATATCTAAACATATGCACACTTAACCTATATAGATGTTTATTGTAAAACAGTCTGTCGTTATGCTGTAACGGAAGATTGTACTGACTGCTCAGAGCTTCCAATTTCTGTGATGGTTCCATCTGTGTACCTAAATCTAATAACGAGCTTGTTATCTACATTTCTTATTTTAATTTTACAGCCATTCTTGTTGTTGTCAACCGTTATTTGTTTAGCAATTGGCATGCGCAACATAGTATCTATAGCACGAGCCATTGGTCTTGCACCCATCTTATCATCATAACCTTGAGCAAGAATAAGATCAATACTTGATTCATCAATTAATAATCCTATGCCTTTTTCTTTAAGTTGTGTTTTTAATTCATTTATAAATTTCATACACACTTTACGCTTTGCAATCTCAGGCAGTGGCCCAAACTTGCATACTGCATCAATACGATTGCGAAACTCTGGAGCAAAGAACTTTTTGTAAGCATCATCTACTGCTTCTACATGATGCTCTTCTGTGCTAAATCCGATTACACGCTTCTCTGCTTCTGCTGCACCCAAGTTAGTTGTGAGGATAACATAACTATTACGAGCATCTACACGCTTACCGTTTGATCCTGTTACAAAGCCTTCATCCATTAACTGTAGTAATACATTGCTTACATCTGGATGTGCTTTTTCGATTTCATCAAACAGTATGACACTGTGTGGGTTGCGTTCAATATCACGAATTAGCAAGCCGCCACTAAGGTTACCATCTTCAAATCCAACATATCCAGGAGGTGCACCAATAAAACGTGCCACTGTATGACGCTCTTGATATTCACTCATGTCATAACGTAGTAGTTTCATTGCATTTGCATCTGCAAGTTGTTTAGCAAGTTCTGTTTTACCTGTACCAGTTGGTCCAGTAAACACAAACACACCCAGTGTCTTATCACGCTTGTTAAGTCCTGCTTTAGCAACCCATACTTTTTCAAGTACACCATCTACTGCACTGTCTTGTCCATAAACATGTGATTTAATATTTGCTTCTATATCCTCTGCTTTCACAGTATCTTCGTTATCTTCTAGTTGTGCAATAGGAATCTTTGCATATTTTGAAATTTCTTCGAGGATGTTTTGACGGTCGATGACTGCATCTAGTACACCAAGTCTGCGCTGTTTTGCACTAGCACTGTCTATCATATCAAATGCTTTGTCGGGCAATCGTTTGTCTGTGAGATACCGCACACTTAAATCCACAGCATCAGTAATTGCTTGTTTAGTAATCTTGCAACCGTGGAATTTCTCATAGTGCTTCTTGCTGTTCATAAGAATCTTTTTAGCAAGTTGCGGTGTAGGCTCTGTAATAGTAATATGATAAAAGCGTCTCATAAGCGCACGATCTTTTTCAAAACTACTGTTGTATTCTTCCCATGTAGTACTAGCAATAACTTTTAGTTTGCCTCTGCCTAGGTAAGGCTTGAGCATGTTAGCAAAGTCGGTGCCACCACCTCCTCCGGCGCCAGCACCCTTTAGAGTGTGTGCTTCGTCAATGAATAAAATACACTTTCCTTTTTGAATAAGTGCGCCCAATACTTCTTTTACACGCTCTTCAAACTGACCACGATACTGTGTACCGGCAAGCATAGCACCTACATCTAAATTGTATACTATGTGATCTTGTAAATACTCAGGTACTTGTTTCTTTACTATCTTTACAGCAAGACCTTCTGCTACTGCAGTTTTACCAACACCAGGATCACCTACCATAAGCACGTTGCTCTTGTTACGGCGTGCAAATGTTTGTGTGATATCATCAATAACATCATCTCTGCCTATAACAGGATCAAGTGTTTTTTCACTTGCTTGTGTGTTTAAATTTTCGCAAAACTCGTTAATAATACCTTCTAGATATTGAATTTGTTGCTTATTTAGGTTATTGCTTTTGTTACTTTGTTTTATAAAACGTAAAAACTCTTCTTTGTTAACATTATATTTCATCAAGAAGTAACTACTATGACTGTTATTTTCACTCATGATACTAATGAAAATATCTAATAGTGCAACACTTTCTCTGCCACTAAACAGCACACTAGTAAGAGCACGATTAAAAACACGTTCTAGTGCTTGCGTTTTTATTTGGCTTCTAGTAGCAGAACTATTAAACGTGTCAGCAATGTGACTTTCTAAATCTAGTTTCAGTTCATTTAATTGTATACCAAACTCCGCTAGTAAACTAGCGAAATCATTGTTTTGGAACATAGCAAGTAACATATGTTCTGTGCTAATATAAACATGACCATATTTGTCTGCTATCTTGCCGGCTGTTTCTAGAGCTTTATCTACTTCATTCGAAGTTTTCATTTATCATCCCGTAATTTTTTGCAAATATTTAATTGTTGTTCTGTTAAGTTTTCAGGTATCTTTACTAATACCTGTACTAGTAAATCACCTCTGATACCTTGTTTGTTATACATTCCATGTTTAGGTATTCTAAGTATTGTACCATATTGCGTTCCTGCAGGCACATTAAGATTAATAGTCTTGCTTTCGATGGTATTAATCTGTACAACTTTACCTATTATAGCATCCCATACACCTAATGTCAAGTGCGTTTTTAAGTTATCGCCTTCTCTTGTGAACTTATCATTTTCTGTAATACTAATAGTAACAGTCAAATCACCAGGCGCTACGCTTCTATACTTTGTATCACCAAGTTGTGCATATTTGATCTTAGTACCGTTTTTCACTCCACATGGTATAGTGAGATTGACTAGATGCCTGCTGCCATCAGTGTGTTTGATGCTCACTGTCTTGTCTTGTTCTTCTAGTATTTCGTCCAGTGTACATTCAACAACAATGCTTAAATTCTTGTTTACTTTGCCTCGATTGTAATCTCGCTTGCTTGGATGGAATCCTGCACTACCAAATATGGTAAACATATCATCCATTACACCATCAGCATTTATACGGATTTTTCTTGCATTACGATGATCAAACTGCGCACGTTTATGTGGATCTTTAAGAACTTCGTATGCTTCGGCAACCGCATGAAATGTGTCAACATCTCCTCCACTGTCAGGGTGATGCTGTTTTGCTTTGCTACGATACGCTGTTTGTATTTCTGTAGGACTACATGTAGGTTCGAGTCCTAGTACATCATAATAGTTCATACTTGTAATTATACTATACTAGGACTGGTTTGTAAATTTACTTTTTCTTGCCAACTGCTTGCGCACCAAAGAACGCTGCAACAATTGCTGCTACGGATACAAAGTACACTGCTGCCATATCACCTAGGATCTTAGCCGCTTGATCAACTCCAAAGAATACTGCAATTAAAACAATTGCTGGATATAGTAGCATGCCTGCTAAACTAAACCATGCCATCTTACGCTGTGCATCACGCATTGCATCTGCATCTTCTAATTCTCTGCGCTTGAACTCCATGTACATTTTATGTTCTTCGTCAGTGACCTTGCCGTCACCGTTTGTATCTGCAGGATGAAACCCTGCTTGTTTCATTTCTTCCTCCGCCATTTTATTTCTCCTCAAGTTCTTTGATTCTGGCTTCCAGTTCATCAATTTTATTTGTTATACGAGGATACTTTACACGCCAAGCATTTGGGTCGTTTTGTAACCAAGTCCATCCCCAACGCACAGCAAGATACTCAAGTGTGCTATCAAACTTTTGCACACCCCAGGTTGCCATTCGTGTATCTTTGAACCAGAATAAAAAAGCAGCGCCAAATAGAGAGCCTGCTATTGCTGTGTAAATCCATAGGCGGTCATCCGCCATTCTTTCGATCATTTCCCACATCTTGGTTTCTCCTCCAAACCATTCTTTCTACAGTGTCATCTCTGTCAACTACTGCTTGTAATGTAGTATTTAACTGTTCTGTGCTGCAAATCCAGTTTATGACTCCGTGCTGATCACCAAACACATTATCAGTATTTTTCTTACTGTTGTTTGGATTATAAGTTGGCACAGGAAACCAATACATGTTATAATTTTTTTCTTTTAACAAGTCATATATTGCAGTATATTGTTTAGGATCTTGCATTTCGATAAGCAAGTGTGGTTTAAAACCTTGCAGAGTTGCACTCATGCCTTGTAGCACAGCAAGTTCCATGCCTTCTACATCCATTTTAACAAAGTCAATCTGAGGTAGACCAATCATATCTAAACTAGCAGTTTTAACTGCCGTGCCAGGAACAATTGTAGTTTTGCCATAATTAAATTCCGTAGCAACTTCTCCAAATTTATCGCTAATGGCAAGAGGTGTAGGCGTAACATTTTCACACCCGCATGTGCTGATGTTTTTTACTAGCAAATCGAAATTATCTGAGTCTGGCTCAAATGCAACAACGCGATTCACATATGGACTTATACCAATAGTATGTGTACCAATGTTTGCTCCAATATCTACAAACCAACTAGTTGGTGAAACAAAACTTTTAATTGCTTCTATTTCTGCATGACAATACTCGCCATACAATTCCAGACTGCGACCTATAGTAGGATCGCCTTCTAAGTATAACATGTTTCCGTAGCGTGTATTAGTTTGTTTCTGAGGTCTCATCTGGCTGCATTGATTCTTCATAATAGACTATTATGTCTGTTTGTTGATTGATATATCTGCGTAGTTCTGCAATGTTAAGTGCAAGATTTTCATAGTCGCCTATGCTTAGTGCAACAAAAGCAAGTTCGCCGTTTTCCTCGCCAAACTCTGCAATAAATTCTTCTAAATTGTCTTTATTGACTACATATACTCTTGTATCTGTTAAATCAATTGGCTTTGGTCTGGCTACTACTGGTACTGCTATCTTCTGTACCTGTGTTACTACTTTCACTTCTGGTTCCGGAATCATCCTGCTGCAACCAGTTAGGAAGATCGCTACCACTGCCGTTAGTGTTACCAGTCTCGCCCATGATTTCACGCCATAATTTTGCTGTTGCGCCATTCATTCGTCCTTCGAGGTTTTTAGCATCTGCTATTGCATCTGCAAGTAAGTCCAACTGTCTTAATCTATTTCGCAGATTATCACCGTATGCTTCTGCTTTTTGTAGTTTTACTTGTAATTCGTTTGTAAGCCTTGCTGTTTGTTGTGCTTGTTCTTGAAGTAGATTAATACTACTCTCACTTGTTTCAAGAGCAACTTCCAACTTAGCATTATTTTCTGCTAGTGTTTGTATCCTTTGTTGTGTGCTAGTATAGTAACCATAGGCACCATAGCCTACACCACCTAATACGCCTAGCAACAATAAAACAAGATACAGTCTAGCCATTATTCACTCTTATAAATTGTCCAAGCGCCGTAACCAATAGCAATATATGCCGCTAGTTTAGCAAATGGTCCTGCAATAAGAATTACTAGTCCAACACCAATTAGCATTGCACCGTCCCATGATGTGCGCTCTTCAATTCTTGAATTAATCCACTTTTTTACCATTTGTACATTCCTCACATCTACACGCTTCGCATGCTTTAATTAAATAATGACTTCCGTCATAGTTGCGTTCTTCACGCCAGTTTGCAGAACCGCAGTGACTGTAATCACCGCAGTTCTGACATTTAGTTGGTTTATATTCTACTTGACTCAAGTTAACTCCAAGTCTTGTTAATAATGGAGCCAGAGATGGTTAGGAAATATTTTGTACCTGCATCATTAACACCCCATTTTACAGTGTGACCTGCAGGAATACCTGCTGTAACATGTGTACGGAAATAATCGTCTAAATCATTATAATGTGACGGTTCAGCAGTATCTCCGCGATCGTCATATTTTTTCCAGTAAGCATCAATGTCTGCTTCTGTAACTGTTCCTACTGGATTAGTAGGGGTAACAAATCCTAGTCCCATCGTTAGTTCTCCTCAATACAATGTATGCTGTATTTATTAGACGAGAGCTCTCATACGATTTACAAGACGATCAGCACGATTAGTTACCTGACGGTACCATCCACTATCAACCATTTCGTCTGCTGCGGCATTCCAGTCACGAGCATCAACACCGCGCTTCATGCCTTTGAACTTGCTCAGTCTAGGACGGCCCATGTTAAACATCATGTTTGCTATAATTTGCTGTACTTCTTCTGGAAGTTCATCAAAGTCCGGATAAAGGATTTGACAGTCTTCTAAAACAATAGCACAGTCTTGTTGGAATAGTTCTGTTACTCGTTCTTCCGTTACTGGTGTTCCAACAGGTTCACCATACTCGGGATCTGACTCAAGTACCAGATGTCCAATGCCACAAGTAGGCAGATCAAGATGATCCAAATATATTTCAAATTTTACGCCTTCGTCAATCGCGAGCTGTTCTTGTAAAAGTTCTAAATTCATTGATGTCTCCTTTGGTGCGAGGTACTCTCGCAGTGTTTAATATACTTTCGATTGACTCTGCAGCTGTCTTACGATCTCTGTACTGTCTTGGACTAAGCGGAACACTGTTGGCAACAGTTTCTTTTGTAAGAGGTTGTACAGCGTTTTTTCTACTGTCTGCTTTATCATAATACACCATAGTCCATTTTTCTACATCTGTAAGATTGTTTAGGTCATTTATCAAACCCATAAACTTTTGTGGATATGTACTACGACGTTCTGCTTCTACAAAAACAATATAACGACCTTCGCTTATTTCTCCAGAACTAGTCTCTGCATCAATAACCCAGTCATAGCCCATTTCAATAAAGTTCTCTAGATCCGATGCAGGCTGCTTTCCAAACACTTTAAATGTTGCAACAATAACTGCATCATCTTTGCCCATCTTTGGCTTGTACTCATCAAAGTGTACAGTGCTTTCAATACGACCTTCAAGGTCTTGTGGATCAAGCGCCATCCTGTTGTTCCTCATCTGTCTTTGTATTCATTAGTTCGCTCTGGTCTAAGCCTTCTTCGTAGGCATCATCAATTTCTTGTAGATCAACTTCACTGCCTTCGATTTCCATATAACCATCACGGAACTCTTTAATAAGTTCAATTGGAAGTTTTACTTTCACTAACCAAACTGGATCTTCACGAAGTTTAGCCTTTTTAGTACCTGGACGAAAATCATCATAACTTTCAATTTTCACAGGTGTAGCCAGTGTACTTTGCTCAAATGTAACTACGGCATTGTAGCCTAGCAAACGTTTTGCTCCATCAGGATCTGGCATTGCTTTCTTGGGCCACATAAATGTTGCTTCTACCCAATGCTTTTTACGGATAGGGCCTTCTACTAGTTCGCCCTTTTTCCAATTCTTAAAAGCATATAAGTCCAAACTATCAAGCACACGCTCAATGTCCATCATGGTTCCGAGACTGCTCTCGCTCATGTAGATCTGTTTTGTATTTTTAATGATGTCAACAATATCCATTACACTATCCTATCGTATAACATATTTATCCATTCTATATGCGCACACTCACGCGGATGAGTTGTGTAAAATTGTTGTTTTGTGCGCTTTGCCCAATTAAACATTCCTTCAGTGTCTGCAAATTTATTCATGTCAATGTCAGCTCTAAGTGTACTAAGTGTGCCGTCCATTGCACCATTATATACAAATAAACTGTTGTCAACTTGTGTGAAGATATAAGGAATATCGTGCTTGATAAGATAATTTTGCAGCATTACTATTTCACACCAACTTGTGTATAGTTCCCAATACTCAGTTTGTGCTACATTTTGTACATAACTTTTAGCAAAGGCAGTCATACCTTTTGCTTCTGCATTGTCTCTGTTTGCTTGTTGTGCTGCTAGTACACTATCATCTTTGGTAAAGAAATGTTCTTCAAAATTTTCATCATTGTATGTCCAAGGATTGATACTGTACCACGGACTATCTAAGTGCCCGGTATCATAAGCAAATCTAAACTCATAACGATTGGGAAAACTCCACATAACAGCAACAAACAAGTCCAATTCTTTATACTTGTGTACAGCGTTCATAACATTGCGACGTATTGCACTGTTACTTGCTGCAGGTCGTGCAGTGTTACAGATGTTCCAACCTTTGCGAGTTGCAAGTAAATTGGCCCAGGCATGTTCTTGACTGGGCAACTCACTTCCATATGTAAAACTATCACCACCGGCAATTAGTACTGTCATATAAAATACATTCCTATTAGCATTGGTATTATTATAGCAAACTGAGGGAGAAAGTTCAATATAATTGCTTTTTCATTCCATCTATATCCAACATAGATCCAGCCTGCTGCACCCAGCATTTGTACAATACTATTCCATGGAGTTATACCAGCAACATGCAGGACCATCGCTATGAGGATAGTCACTGCACTAGCATACTTTATATAGTTAACCACTATAAGGCACCTCTGGCACTGCTGGCAAGTTTTATCAATTCGTCTAGTTCTGTG